GTTCAATGAAGTTTCGACTATCCCCTTCGAAGTCATTAAAACCTTGCCCTGTGAACTGAATGATATAAATGTTGTTGCCACTAAATTCGTTAATTATCGGCAAAGTTTCTTCAATAAAACCTGAGTCTGTAAATACAACACCACGTTCAAAGTCTCCAATAGATATGGAGTCTGCGGATTTCTTACCAAAAAAGTCTTTACCAAAGTTAGGTTTAGTCATAACTTCACTAACAAAGATTAAGAAGTCTCTAGGAGACATTCCACGGAAATACCCGGAACGTTTTTCTTTTAAAGTCCTATCAGTGCAGTAATGAATGAATTGTCCATAGTTATTACAGTTGGCGAAAGGATATGCACTACAGTAGAGTGCAGTCTTAAACGCTTTTAGCTCACAACCATACGTATCCTGAAGGCATTTGCCAATAGTGTCCTTACCCGCCCCCGAGGGAGCGTTAAGTAAGAGTATCTTATTACTCAGTGGGTTCATCTTCTACCACCTCAGAGAGTTGCTGTGTCATTTCAATGATATCGGACAAGTCTACTCCTACAAAGTCGTGAGGCTTCAGTAGCTTTTTATCACTTTCGCGGATTACTGAATAGAATTCATCCCCATCTTCCATAGTAGTCAGACGAACAAAAGTAGCAACGCCTTCTTCTTCATAGAACTTGACAGTCTCATTAGCATATTCAGGAGTGTCGTGGAACTTGGTTAGGTTGTTGTCACAAACTCTCTCCAAGGCATCACTAACATCTACACCACAAAGCTGTAGTTTCTGGTAGAGACCAATAGCAACGACCATAACGTCTGCAACACCATCTACAAGCTCTGTGAGATCCTTATCAGCAACTGCGTTATAAGTTTCAGCAGCCTCTTCTACGATCCTGTCGCTTTGATTGCCAACCTGTTCCCAGAAATCTTCACTCAAAGGTCTGACGCCCTTGTTGCCAATCAAGTTGTTGAATAAAAAGATTTTCTCGTATACTGTCATAAATTTTACCTCTTCTGTGTGTTTATCGTCAACTACTTAGGCGTACTTTTTAACAAGATAGTCTAGACTTACCATCATTGGGTTTCCGAAACCTTGCTTAACATCATGTAGTACAGTGATGCCTCGAAAGTGGTTGTTACCTTGTGGGCCTTTGTATTCCTCATCATGAGGGTAGAAGGCACCATTTACAATACCAATCTGCATCTTACCGTCAATGCTGGGTTTGATTGCAATGTCAAGGCACTGTTTATGTCCAACAACGAAAGACCTCCCAACATTTTTAAGAACATTCAATGCTGTGCCACCGTATGGCTTACCTGTCATTGGGTTCGCAAGGTAGTGGACGTAGAAGATACCGTTTTCCATTACTGGTTGAAGGAAATCGTATACTTCCCAACCATATGATTCTAGGTTCAACAACTTTGTTCCGAGAAATCCATGCAACTCTGGGGTGTCGTTGGTGAATCTATCAATACGATCTTCGTGATTACCCATGCAGAAGATCATACGTGGAGAATACACTTTCTTTTTGTTTCTTCTCTGACTCTCTTGGAGCTTCTCTAGTGGCCCTGTGATCAGAGCCATGCCCTTGTAGCCAGCATCCAAGTCCTCTTTAATACGGCGTCCCTCAAAGGCTTTCTTGCCCCTGTCGTAAGAAGATAGCGACGGCATATCAAAGTGGTCGCCAATATGCACAATAACATCTGGCTTCTTTGCTACGATGTACCTGCCCAGTGCTTCGAGGTGTGTAAAATCTTGATCTGGTTTACATTGTGTGTCTGCAATAATTAAATGCTTCATATATCTTATGCCCTCTCTGTGAATAAATAGGAAACCCTAGGGTTGTGCTTGTCAACCTCAGTCTCCTGTAGAATTTCAGTTTTAATATAGAAATCATTGTCATCTACGAGAACCCCCAACTCTGTCAAAGCATCGTAGCAAAACTTAGCGTTTGCTGCTATGAAATTCTGCTTATCTGACCTCCTGTTGCTCCCCTTGTATAGCTTCATCACAACGTCTATTGGTTTTAGAAATTTTACAGAGTCTTGTTGGGTTCTTTTTAATTCTTCCTCTACGTACTTTTTAAAAAGTTTCTTCGCCTGATTATATTCAAGGTAGTGTACATTGTTTGTATAATTGAGATTTACTCTGAATTTTTTATCCTCCTTAGTTTTTCTAGGGAGCAGAACGACTAGTGGACAGTCGATCTTTAATACTTTAGGCACTGTCAGGCTCAGGTGGATGCCAACGATCCCCCTTAATGCGTTGCATATGAAGTAGGTCAGCCTGCTCTTTCATAAGCTCTGAGATAAATTTCTCTTGATCTGTACCGTCCCAAGATTTATAAGAATAGGTTTCTGTTTCAGAGTCCCAACCCTCTTGCTCACTGTACCACGCCAGATAAACTTCATAGCATCGTTCATATAGCTGCCACTCAGTAACGCAATCATCAAGTAATGCTTCTGCACCTTTCTCTCCGATAGACGCGATCTTTCTTGTGCCATACTTTTCTGCAATTAATTTAGAAAGACCTTGGCATCCGGGTATGTTGTCAGATGATTTGTCGCCTTTCAACAGTTGTTGATAAAAGTTTTTGTTGGCTTGCTCCATTGTAATGAGAACAACAGCATCATCTTTGTCTGGATTGAAGTGATTACCGGGAGTATCCCGTAAGTCTTTATCAGCAGACACACAGACTGTTGTAGGGTTGTCTTTGTTTTCTAGATAACCCCTGTATGCCACAACAGAACAAGCATCGTCAGCCTCGTTACCGTGGATTACAATGGCACCTAAAGATTCTACGTACTTCCTTACATTATAAAACCAATACGGTTTTTCTGTGTTATCTCTGTTGCCTTTGTATTTTAAAATTGTTGCAATCTTTTCTCGATAGTTGCCTTTGCCTGTGAGATAGATCTTGTATTTCTTAGCTTTAAGTTTTGATTTAATTGATTTCATCTGGAAATCAAAAGATTCTTTTGCATCTTCTTCTGTAAAGTACTCAAGTCGTGGGCGAATTTCGTAAAGTTTATCCGCTTCCATAAAGAATTCTGACTGGTCTTTTACATAACCCTTCGCTTCCTTAGAGTATTTAAAAGTCTCAATTAACTCACCATCCTCAAAGATATCGTAGTAAGTGTGTTGAGCAACAGAAGCAGCACGATAGACTAGAATATCACCATCAATAGCTACGGTATCAAAAATCATTGTAAACCAGCCCTTAGAGAATGCTTAAATTTGTCTACGATTTCATACTCTGTTATGTCACCGTTAGCTATCGCTTTCTCAATAGCACCTTCCGGTAAATCCTCATCTTCTTTCCTGTTGTCGTAGATAAAGTCTGAAACCAAATCATCTACAGCATTAATTATATTTTGATATTTACTCATAGAGTTACCTCTTAATAAAAAAGGCGGAGCATAACTAGCCCCCGCCCTTGATTAGTTCTTAGTAATCTGATTCTTCATCAGGATCAAATGGAGGTTCATCTTCACCTTCAGGTTCGCTGTTACCAGTAGTTGAGTAGTCTTCGTCGCTCTCCGTAGAGTAGTCGGCGTCTTCAACAACTTCACCGATCTCGTCAACACTATCGCCAGATTGATATTCAATCAGGTTGTCAACACGAACAGCCTTAAGCTTTGCAAAAGTACCATACTTGTTGGTAACAATGTCGTACATAACAACACCAGAAGAACCGTTGCTTACCAGCTTTGTCTTTGTGATATCGGCCAGCAAAGGCTTACCATCACGCTCACCAATGTTTTCATAAAGCTTTGCGCGATACTTAGGGTCACACTGTACGATTTGCTTTGTCTCAAAGTTGTTGAAGTGAGTATCTTTCTTCAACTTAACAACAAACTGCTTGTCTTGGTCAGCGAATGGAACATCAAACTTGTAAATCTTTTTGAACTCTGCATTAGTAAACGCTTTTGCTGGTTGCTTAACGAACTGTTTAGTCCAACGCCCTGCTGCTGCCTCACTGATAACACAATCAACAGTCCACTCTGTATTCTGTGGGCCTTCCGTCTCAAATTTCTGAGATGGTTGTTGAATCTTTACGTAAGCTAGTGCTACATCTTTCAGTACTGCCATAGTATGCTTCCTCTCTTTTGCTATTGGATTTAAACTGCTGCTTTTGTCTTAACTTTGCCGTAAGCATCGTTGTGAGCTTGGATACGACGAACTCGTGCGTACAACTCAGCGAACTTCTTACGATCAGAGTTACTCATTTCTTTAAGGTTCTCAGCGCAAGCTGGAATACCACTCTCTTTCTTTCCGTTACTACCTTTGGTTGTCAGTGGAGTTGTTTGACGTGGTGTGAGGATAAAATCAACACCCTCTGTAAGCCACCCTGAGACTTCCTTTGGAGGAGACTTGCGATAGCTAGTGCCACCGCCCTGCTTATCGTTTGGGTGACGCTTCTGGTGACGCTCAAGCTTTGCTGCTCGGTTCTTTGCAGCCTTGCTTTGATAAGCTGCATAGTAATTCTTCTGAGCTACACCGTTTCTTCCTGCTCTTCCTGCCATTTCTTTTCTCCTTTTGTGTGACTGTGTGAGGTATACTATAGGGGTTACCTATGAAAGTCAACCCCATAATAGTTTTATTTAATAATCAGTGAGTTTCACTCCAATTTGCTCCAATGTCGTAGTCTGCTGCCAAAGGAACACGGAACTTATAATATTGTCCAGCTTCGGCCATAGTCTCTGAGAACACTTGACCTACCTCAGACCAACCCCTTGTATAGACACCACCTCTTTCCTTGACGTTACTGAGAACCTTACCTTCTATTTCAAAAGATTCAGCCTCTTCCTTTGTATCAAAGGTGTACATATCTATAATCTTTGGACTAACCTGCCACTGGCACTCATCATGGTAGTGCATCATCTGAGAAGCCAGAATTTCAGACTCCCTGAAAGGGTTGCTATACATATTGCGATCTTTAAGCTTACGCATGTACATAACCATTTGACGCTTCATTACGATAGCACCTGTGCTTTGGAACAACACATTCAAAAGAGAATGCTCGGACCTAGTCATAAGCTTACGACCGTCTATACCACGGATGAATACCTTGTGTCCTTTAGTTTTCCAGTATGTTGCTACATGCTCTTTCAATATATCAAGTGGAAGAGAAGCAGCCCAAAAGTCTTTGAAGATCTTTTCAGCTTCCTCTAAAGATATACCAAGCATCTTAGCTATTTTTTTAACCTGAGCCCCGTAAGTAATTCCGTATTTAGTTTTTTTGGCTACATCCCTATCAACACCCATCTTTGCAGCGGTAACTGTATTTCCTGAGATAAACACCTTACCGTTTCTACGGACAACGACAAAACCACTAGGGACTGAAACGCACCCAATCTTACCAGAGTATGTTTCTACTTCCTTGTGAAGGCTATACGTTCCAATCCAAGGCTTGGTCTTGAGGCTAACACAAGCTCTAAAAATAGTGCATGAACCGAATGCTGACTCTTTCTTGTAAGTATTGCTTGACACCTTATAGCCAAGTAGGCTACCTATAGTTACGACTAAATCCCGCATAGACTCGCTTGTTTGATCTAAGAGGGCATTGTTGCCGTTTGCAGAGACCCATCCATCCCACTTAAAGACCTCTTCAAACACCTGCCGTAACTCACTTCCAGACAGTTTAAGTAAGGTCTCTAGTTGGATTTCTTTACCCCACTTTAAGTGCTCTCGTATCTCCCTCCCACACCTCGCAGGTATTCTTACAATCAACTCGTCTCTACCTCCCCGGTTGTGTGTTGCCTCTGTGTAACTCATATTACAAGCGTCTAACAATTTTAGTAACTGAACTCTCTTTCTCTTCTTCACAAAAGAGAATTTAATTGCGGCACAATCTTTAGACAGGCTCCCATCAGATTGCACAGCAACCAGAAGCTTCGCCATATCACAACTGAAGCCTGAGTTCGTTGGGGTATAATCCCCCGCAACGGGCACTCGGGTTGAACTGTTTTGCTTAAAGTCTTCCGCTCGCACAACCCTCTGAACTCCCGATCGATCTTGAACTAAAAGTACTCGGTGATTCGGTGTGAGTAGTTGGTCGGTATCTCTCCCCAGAATGCGTACCATGTCTCCTTCATAGTCTTGCCAGACAACTTCTCGCGGCTCAACCATACTTATCACCCCAGAATCCCACTGAGCTACTTGATCTTGTCTCCCAAGCTCACCGAAAGTTCTCCAACCCCTTTGTGTTAGTATTTCAGTATCCTCTGAGTAGCAGTGGATGTCGTTTGGCTTTTCAGAGATAAGACTTTTAGCATAATCTTCACCACCTTCAAACTGTCTTGTAAAGTGAGCCTCAACACGAGCCTCAAGTCCGGCGGCATCCGAGCCAATCTGATACTGACCTTCGGGTACACCAAACAATGCTCTCATGTAGCCACCATACGTGCTTGTAGCTCTAGGTACGTTTGCAACACTCTTGTGTGTATACCTGAATGTGTTTGTCCCCAGTGTGTCTGCTGGTGTGCTTATACGACCATCATCCAGAATCCGATCTTCATTCAACCAACCAGTACCTTTATCTGATTGAATAGAATTCTTCCTGTGTCTATAAGTCAGCCATAAAACAAGATCAGCGATCCAATCAAACTTTGCACCCAATGCTACGAGATTGCTACAGATCTTTTTCTCCTGCCCTGAAGTAAAGGAAGGTGTAGACAAGACACGCAAAGGTCTTTTTCTATTATGATCCGTAAGCTTTCTACGTAACT